TGGCGCACACCGCCACCAACCGCCCCCCCGGGGCAAGCATGCTCAGGGCGTGCTGAATGTGCTTGATGTCAGCGCCGCGCTCAAAGGGCGGGTTCATCAGTATGCGCTGATAGTGCCCCTGGAACTCGGTGACCTCCAGGAAGTCGCCTTGGCGGACCTGCAGCTTGTGGCTCGGGAATTTCTGGCGCAGCCCGTTGCATAGGTCCGCGTGGAGCTCGTAGGCCAGCACCTCGGTATCTACGGCGTCCAGCACTGCCTGGACAATCGCACCGGTGCCGGCGCTGGGCTCCAGCACACACTGGCCCGGGTAGATGTCGGCCAGGTCAAGCATCTGCTCCACCACCTCAGTCGGGGTGGGGTACAACTGGGGCGCGGTGACCACCTGGACGCCGTGCTCCAGCTGCTCAGCCAGTTGGTCAAACTTGTTCGGCTCCGCCTTGGGCGCTGGCGCACGGGGCACCTGGCGCGGCTCAGGCGTGGGCTCAGCGGGCGCCGCTTCGGCCGGTTCCGGTCGCGGATGTTCCTTGCTATCGGTCAGGAACACATAGCAGTAGGCATGCCGTGAGATCCCCGCTGGCAGCCGCTCAGCCGGCAGATAGATGGCAATGGCAACGCGTACCCGGTGGTCACCGACGCGCTGACCGCCGCGGTAATCAGTCGGGATGGCCGCATATTCGGCCTTGGTCATTTCAACCATGGGGTGATGAATCATCTCGCCGCGCCGGTACTTGTTCGGGATGCTCACGCCCTCGGGCGCGCGGTAGTTCAGCAGCGGCGGCTGCTTCGGCTTGGCCTTCGGTTTCAGCAGGTCCTCGCCGCCTTGCTCTTTCAGCATGGCGCGCTCGTAGGTCAGCCGGTTGTTCAGGTGCTCAATCCAGCGGTTCGCCCAGGCAATCACGCGCTCGTGGCAGCGCACCGAAATGTCGCGGGCCTGCTCCGCGGTGATGATTCCGCCATCCAGGGCGCTCCAGATGCTCATGGAGCCCTCGTACTGGGAGGCCTCCGGCGGCCGCGGATACTTGTCCAGCGGGAAGCGCGCGGACACGTAATCGAAGTTCGCGATCCTCGTGGCGCGGTCCAGGGTCAGATCCTTGTCCCGGGCGTTCCAGAGAGCGATATTTTCCTCGGCCTCTTTCCGCTCGCGCTCGCGCTTGCGCTTCTCCGCCTCGAGTCCCTTGATTCGGCGGGCGCGCACGTCGGGGCGTTCCTTGTATTCGGCGTGGTGGATGGCGCCCGCGGCGCGCTGCTCCCAATACTGGGACGTCTGCCACAGGTTCACGGCCTTTTGCATGCCGCGCTCAATCTTCTCGGCGTGCTTGCGGGCCTGGCGTTCGCTGTGGTGCCCGACCAGTATCGGCTGGCCGAATGGAATATTGTCCGCCAGTTCCCGGACCGCGGCGTGCGCACCATTGGCATCGCTGGCGCGCTTCGTGCTGTAGGTGGAAAAGCGGTCCGCGCGCTGCTCGGCTCGGTCGACCAGGCTGGTGTCCTCGTCGCCAATTTCGTCACAAAGGTCCAGCAGCAGGTCCTCGCGGGCCGGCGTCCAGGCGGGCGCCACAAAGAGATCCTGTTTCGGGGCCCATTTGAAACCGGCGGCCTTCACGCGGTCATAGGTCTCCCGGTCAAGGCGGCTCGAAGCGTAGAGGCGCAGCTTGTTGTCTTCGGGTGAATAGGTTGCCGTCAAAGTAGTCATGTCGTTTTCCTTCTGTGGAGAATTCAAAATGCGTAAAACGCTTTTCAGCTTCTTACTGGTGGCCGTCGTAGCCCTGGCGGCGTTTGGCCTTGAGCTTGCTCAGGCACCGGGCGCAGGTCACCCCGTCGCCTTTGTGCATGGACCAGCCGATGCTCCGGCGGCCGGGCTTCGCACCGCACAGCGCGGTATGCTGGCCGGCCTCAACGCCGTGGTACAGGGCCCCGCCGTCGCGCTCGGAACCATCAACGCAGCGGCCGGCCAGGCGCCGGGGCTGCACCGGGGCAATCGCCTTGCCGACGTGCTCAAGCTCCAGGTCGATACGGGCCTTTACCTTCACGCGGAACACCTCGCCCTCAATCTCCAGCAGGCTGTCGGGTTGCACCTCTATGATCAGGCCGCGCTTGCGCAGGCGTTCCACCTCGGCGGCGGTGCCATGCTCTGGGTTGGCAGCCATCACAGTCGGCAGGCCAAAGGCGTAAGCGTAAGGACCGTCCAGCAGGGGGCCCTGAAACTCGCGGCGGCACTTCGTGCCGGGCGGCACGTAGCCAACGCCAAAGCGGTGATACGTGCCCATCAGGTGCAGCTGGCACTCACTGGCAAACGTCATGCCCTCGTGCTCGGGCTTCTCGTACATCGGGACTTGGATCGGGGTCATGGTCTATCCTCCAGCGGGTTAGGCGGAAACTTGCTCCAGCACAACGTCAAGGGCCAGCTGGCCGCGGCGAATCACGGCAAGGTATCGGTTCAGGCATAGGTAAACGAATTTTTCGTTCATGCCGGTGCACTCGTAGACCTTGCCGACGATTAGGTGGGTGTACTCCGGCGCCTCAACGACGCGGTAGCTTTGGCCGGCCTGGATGTTCTTGCGGTGGATTATCTTGCGGGTCATGGCGTTGTCCTTTGCGTTTCCGTTTACGTTAAATACAGGATAGTCCCGCCCGCGGGACTATGCAAGGGAAACGGCAAAGTTTTCCAGAAGTCGTATGCGTTCAGTGCGATTTCCGGTTTTCCGACCATCACCGCCACCGGGCGGGCGTCGGCAGGGTCATCGAGTTGTTCGATTGCGGCATAGTCGTCCCGGGCTTTCTCGGCGGCGGCGTGCGCATCATCCGCCTGCACGGTGGAGATATACACGTCAGCGCCGAAGTCCTCGGTCATGTAATCGGGAACCAGCAATATCACGGTGTAGTCGTTCATCGGTTGCTCTCCTGTTCCTGCGGGAAGTAGTCGTTGAGTAGCCCCGGCTCCGTGAAATCCTCGGGGAGCCTGGCGGTGCCGTAGTCGTACCAGATGCCGCGGGGGTCTAGGTCACAGGCCTTGGCCATCACGTCGTCAACCATGGCCAGGGCGCCGGCGTGGTCATTCGGGAACGGGCCCAGCAGCGGGCGGTATTCGCCGGTCGCCTCATTGGTCACGGTCACGTAGTAGTTGCCGGGCTTAGTGTCGGGCTGTTGGCTCATGGTTCGGTCCTTATTCGTGCAGTGGAAGCGCATGCAGACGGGCTAGGCACTTCGCGTGCTGATACCCGCGCAGATACGCATTGAAGGCAGCGTTGGTGTTGCCGTTGTTGTAATACCAGCCGGCAATAAAGGATTCGCCAGGCGGGCGCTCACAGCGTTCCAGGTCATAGATATAAGCCCCGTCAATCGTTCGCGCGTTTGACTCGAAGCTCTCCATGACCTCGTAGAATTCTTTGCTCCCGGTTTTCATCATGGTCCCCCTAGTGGGCCGCGGCCTTGAAGGCCTTGACGCCGGTAGTGGCCAGTCGCAAGACCGTATTGGCAAAGGCGTAGTTGGCCGCATGCGGCGCGCTCTCGACGTCTCGCATCAGTTCATCAATGGCCGGATCGACCTCAGTGCGGATGGCGTCCAGGGCCTGCTCAAGCTGGCGGTCGTCGGCTTGGCAGGCTTCCGGGCACAGCCGGGCGAATTCGCGCATGGCGGCGTCGGCTATCTTGCGGCCCAGCGCGTCGATTTCTTGGTTATTCATTGGTGGCTACCTCGTCATCGTTGATATGTGCCAGGCACTCGGCGCAGCGGCACGGGTACAGGCGTTTCTGGGCGCTGGCGCTCAAGGCCTCGCGCACGGTGTCAAAGCCGCGCACGCCCTCGTGGTTCATGTGTTCAAATGACCAGCCATAGTGCAGAGTCACAATGACTCCGTTACCGATGGCGCGTTCGTCATCCCAGTGCTCTACGGTTTTTGGTATGCGGTTCTTGCTCATGGCTGCTCCTATGGTTCAGGCCGCGCTGACGATTGGGGCCATGCTGTAGCTGCCCCACGGCTTCACCTGCTCAGCGCCGTCATGCACGCTGACGCGGAACGTTTTGATGCCTTCGCTGGTGCTGGCCTTGATCGTTTTTGCGGTGCGGGAAAGCACGGTGATTGACACCACGGTGTCGTAGTTGGTTACCAAGCGCGTGCTGTACGTCTGGCCGGTCTCGAATTGGTGCAGGCTGTTCATGCTGGTGTGTCCCGTTTTCGTTTAACTTAAATACAGTCTAGTCCCACGGGCGGGACTACGCAAGGTCTCAAGGAAAGAAATCGAAGATTTTTCGAGGCGCCGCAGTGACCAAAGAAGAACAGCCGAAAATTGAGCGCCGCAGCGTCGAAAGTCTGGTGCCGTATTCCAACAACGCGCGCACGCACAGTGACGCGCAGGTCGCGCAGATTGCGGCGAGCATCAAAGAGTTCGGGTGGACCAACCCGATTCTGGTGGACGGTGACAATGGCATCATCGCCGGCCACGGGCGGCTCATGGCGGCGCGCATGATCGGCCTGGAGCAGGTGCCGTGCATCGAGCTGGCGCACCTGAGCGACGCGCAGCGCCGCGCCTACATCCTGGCCGACAACAAGCTGGCGGAAAACGCGGGGTGGGATAAGGACCTGTTGAAGGTCGAGCTCGAGGGCCTGGCCGACGAGGACGTGGACCTGACGCTGACCGGCTTCGACGCGGACGAACTGCGGGACATTATGGTCCCGGACCTGGGCGGCGACGGTGAGGGCGGCGAGCGCGCCGAACCCAACGCCACCGTCCAGTACAACATCGTCTTTGACGATACGGATCAGCAGGAGGTGTGGTTCAAGTTCCTGCGCTCGCTCAAGGTGGAATACCCCGACACGGACACCATCGCGGAGCGCCTGGTGCTGCACATCCAGGATCACGGGGATGGCTAGAGTCCGCGGCTACATCGACACGGATGTGCTGACGGAGGCCAAGAAGCGAATCCACCACATCTATGACACCCACGACACCGTGGCGGTCATGTTCTCGGGCGGCAAGGATTCGCTCGTGGCGCTGCACTTGACGCGCATGGTCGCGGAGGAGCGCGGCGAGGGGAAGGTCATTGCGGTGTTCCGGGACGAGGAACTGATCCCGGGTATCGTGATCGACTTCGTGGCGTCCCACCGGGAGCTTGATTGGCTCCGCCTGGACTACTATGTGATCCCGCTGCTGTCCTCCCAGTTCGTGCTGGGCACGGTGAAAGAGTACATCCAGTGGGACCCGGGCCGTCAGTGGATTCGGCCCAAGCCGGACTACGGCATCGACCGGGAACCCGGCGACGAGCGGATCTTCGACCAGTTCACGACGGACGGCTATATCGCGCAGCGCAGCGGATTCAAGGGCAAGGTCGCCTATGTGACGGGCATCCGGGCCGCGGAGAGCCTGATTCGCTTCCGCGCCAGCGTGAACAAGCTGAACGACAACTACATCAACGCCTCAAGCGACAAGCGCGTCAGCCTGTGCAAGCCGATATTCGACTGGCAGGAGAATGACGTCTTCCGGTTCTTCTACGACTACGACATCCAGTATTGCCCGCTGTATGACCGCCAGGTCTGGGCCGGCGCGGCCCTGCGGGTGGCGACGCCGATGATTGCCGAGTCAGCCAAGCGGTTTGACGCCCTGAAAGCGGTGGACCCGACCCTGTACGCGCAGGTGATCGACATCTTCCCGGAGATGATCGTCCAGGGGCGCTACTACCAGCAAATGCGCGGCAACCGGGCGGACCTCGTGGAGAAGTATGGGCAGAGCTTCGAGGGGATCCGGGCCTGGGTCGAGGAGCACATCACGGACCCGGCGCACCGCAAGAAGGCCCTCAAGGAACTGAGCGACGTGATAGTGCGCAGCCGGAACGCGCCGCAGGCCTATCCCCCGGACTACGTGCTCAAGGCGTTCATGAGCGGCCACTACAAGCGGGTGATCCAGCCCCTCAAGGCGAAGGCATGACCGAGGACCCAATCCAGAACATCGAATGGCGCGACGCCAAGACGCTGAACGCCAATGACTACAACCCGAACGTGGTCTACAGCCCGGAGCTCAAGCTGCTCGAGTTCTCCATCCTGCGCCAGGGCTGGGTGCAGCCGGTGCTGGTCACCGAGGACGGCACGATCATCGACGGCTTCCACCGGGCCATGCTGAGCCGCGAGAGCAAGGCGCTAGGCAAGAAGTACGGCGGCAGATGCCCGTGCGTGGTCCTGGACATCGACCGGGCTGAGGCCATGATGCTGACCATTCGCATCAACCGGGCCAAGGGCGCCCACGTCGCGTTCCGGATGGCGGCCATCGTCAAGGAACTGATTGATGAGCATGGGGTCGACGCGCAGCAGCTGGCCACCGAAATCGGGGCCACCTCGCAGGAGGTCGACCTGCTGTATCAGGACGGAGTGTTCGAGGCCAAGGACATCAAGAACTACCGCTACAGCAAGGCGTGGTATCCGAAGGAGGAGCGCCGGCGGTGAGGTTCAATTCCCCGGACCTGCTGTATGCCTGGCAGCGGACCGGCCAATGGCCGCGCATCCACAACGCGATTGCGGATTGCGTGATCGGTGAGGCGCCGGCCGGGCCCCTGCTGGACCTGTGCTGCTCGTTCGGCCTGCTGGGCGAGCGCCTGCGGCGCCAGTTGGGTATCCCGGTGGTCGGGGTGGAGCGTGACGAGGCGGCGGTGAAGCTCGGACAGGATGCCGGCGTGCAGATGACGGTGGAGATTATGCCGGTCAACCGTGACACGTTGGCCGACCTTGCTCAGTTCGTGAGTGGTGCTAGAGTTAAAACCCTGGTGGCGCGGCGCGCGCTGCCGGAGTTGTTTGGGCACGACCTGGAGCTGGGCAGAGATTTCGCAGTAGCCATGCGAGACGCGGGCGTTGATGAGGTGTTCCTGGAGGGACGCCGGCCGACGCCGAAGGCTACAAACAAGCTGGCCAGCATCCACGACGAGGTGGCGCTGATGGGCGCTGCCTTCCGTATGGTGGCGCTGCACGGAGCAGTCGCCAGGATGAAAGGACAGCCAGCTTGAAAGCGTATAACGGATTTTCCCCGGCACAGCGCAATAAGGCGCAACGGTGGCTCAACGCCGAGTGGGCCGCTGGGACGCTCCCGAAGCCGAATCACTGCTACGCCTGCGGGCAGGACAAGGGCGTTATCGACGCCCATGCCGAGGACTACAGTGAGCCGTTCGCGGCGGGCAAGACGGACGAGTACCACCTGTGCTTCCGCTGCCACATGATGGTCCACTGCCGGTTCAGCAACCCGGCGGCCTGGACTCAGTACAAGCTGGAGGTTGCCCGCGGTGTGGTGTTCGCACCCATCAACGGCCGCAACTTCCCGGCCTTCAAAGCCCAGCACCTGGACGACTGGGCCCCTGAGATTGAGCGCGTCCGCGAGTCCCCCGGATACCTGCCGCTGGACGACATCGACTAGGATTCCCCGCCATGGCAACGAAGACCGGCGGCCGAGGTTCGAGCCGCGGGTCCGGCTCGGCCAAGAAGAAGGCCACGAAGAAAAAGACCACGGCCAAGAAAGCCACCGCGAGCAAACGCACGGCGGCGTCCAAGGCCAAGAAGACGGGTGCCGCGGCTTCGGCCGCCACGGAGCAGGGCACGGACTGGGAAGCGGTCCGCCTGGCCTACGTCAATTCCTCCATGTCCCTGACGGAGGTGGCCGAGAAAATGGGCGCGAGCTCGGCGGCCGTCCGGAAGCGCGCTGAGCGTGAAGGATGGGCGGAGCAGCGTCGCGAGCTGTCGCAGGAAGTCGCGGAGAAAGCCCAGGCGGCCATCACCGAGAAACGGGCGAAGGAGCTCGAGGAGTTCAATGAGACTGACCTGCGGGTGGCGCGTGCCCTGCGAGCGCAGGTAGCCCGGGTTATCCAGGCCTCGCAGCGGAAAGGCGACGGCAAAAAGGGCGAGGACGAGACAGATGCAGCGCCGATTCTATTGAGCGCGCAGGACCTGCGGGCCCTGGCCGGTACCGCCGAGGTGGCGCAGCGCATGGGCCGCCTGGCACTGGGCGCGAACACCGACAATCACGTGCACACGGGCAAGGACGGCGAAACCCTGCCGGCGCAGCCGGTGGCGTTCTATCTCCCGGACAATGGCCGTGGTGACAATGAGGGCGCATGAGAATCGGGCCGCAGCCGGGGCCGCAGGAGCAATTCCTGTCGTCGTCCGCGGACATCGTAATCTTCGGAGGTGCGGCCGGCGGCGGTAAGACCTTTGGGCTCCTACTGGAGCCTATGCGGCATATCAATAATCCGAAATTCGGCGCGGTTATCTTCCGGCGCACGAGCCCTCAGATCCGGAACGAGGGCGCGCTGTGGGACGAAAGTGAGCAGCTGTACCCGCACGTCGGCGCGAAGCCGCGCGAATCGGTGCTGGAGTGGGATTTCCCGCGCGGGGCGACACTCAAGTTCGCCCACATGCAGCATGAGAAGGACAAGTACGACTGGCAGGGCTCGCAGATCCCGCTGATCGGCTTTGACGAGATAACGCACTTCACGCGCTCCCAATTCTTCTACATGCTCAGCCGCAACCGCAGCACCTGCGGCGTGCGGCCGTACATCCGGGCTACCTGCAACCCGGACGCGGACAGCTGGGTCGCGGAGTTCATAGCGTGGTGGATTGACCCGGAAACCGGCTACCCAATTCCGGAGCGGGCCGGAGTCATCCGGTGGTTCATCGTGCTCAACGACACGGTGGTCTGGGGCGACAGCCGCGAGGAACTGCTGGCCAAGTATGCCCGGGAGGACCTTCCGGAGGATGCCCCGGAACAGCCGCGGCCCAAGTCTTTCACGTTCATACCGTCCACGGTCTACGACAACAAAGAACTGCTCAAGGCGGACCCGGGCTACCTGGCGAACCTGCAGGCGCTCAACACGGTGGAGCGCGAGCGGCTGCTGGGCGGCAACTGGAAGATCCGCGCCGCCGCCGGCCTGTATTTCAGCCGCGAGCAGGTGCAGATCATCGACGTGGCCCCGGCCGGGCTCAACTGGGTTCGGTACTGGGATCTCGCGGCGACGGAGAAGCGCGACGACAACGACCCCGATTGGACGGTGGGGGTCAAGATGGCGCGCGATCCGATGGGGCTGATTTACATAGCGCACGTCGTGCGCATGCGCGAAGGCCCGCGCGCCGTCCGCCAGGCGCTGCTGAACACCGCCTCAGCCGATGGCCTGGGGACTCGAATCGGTCTACCGCAGGACCCGGGCCAAGCGGGCAAGGATCAGGCGGCGGACCTCGTGGCGCTGCTCAGTGGGTATGACGCGCGCACCCGGCCTGAGACCGGAGACAAGATAGTGCGCTTCGGGCCGTTCTCG